AATTCCCAATGTTATGATTATAACAGTAATTAGATGGGCAATTTGATCTTGGAAAAACGTAATGCGATTATCATTCTTTAGAAAATCTATGATGAAATGTGATAAAACCATAAACCACATTGAGACCATAGCTACGTTAGACTCGTGTCCAAGCGCCTTCAATACGATATAAACGCCCAAACCATGAATAAAACAATGAGCTAAAAGGATAATTGGCCAGTTAGGGTCAACGTGTCTAGATTTATGAACGGCGACAAAATCCCCTTGCAACGGAAAGTCGCAAAGGAAGTGGACTGCTAATAGTATAGAAAAAAGTTCTATCATGCTTTGTACAACCATTTAGAGCGCTCACGCGCTTCACGCGCTTCAGGCAATTGAGAAACGTCCATAGTAACAATTTTATCATTACCAAGATTATTACTTGAGCGAATGCGCAATTTACCGCCACTTAGATAAAGGTCTTTACCGTCCATCCAACCAATGTAGAATTCGTTTTCAGCGCCTGTATTTTTATATAGACGCATGTCTTCAGCTACACCAAGTGTCATTTTGAGGTCTACGCCACCTTGAACCAATTCAATTTTAGCAGAAACAATTTTCAGACCGCCGTACAGCTCTAGGTTTTTATAGCCTTTAATCTGTTGGTTAATGTGATATTCCAACGCTTGAGCATCTTCTTCAGTGATGAGAGCGTTTGCTTCACTATATTGTTGTTTGATTGAGGCAAGTAGACGCGCAGCCTGTTCACTGAATAATAAGGTCTGTTCAGTACCAGTGCGCAAGTCAATCTCTTCAGTTTGGGGCTGTTGAGTTTTCTGATGTTTAGAATCTAGAATTAAAGCAGTCATTATGGTCTCCAAATATTACCAATGAACAATATTTACTGTACAAAGTTGTTTGCCTTTAAGGGTTTTGATAGATGCACAACCCTTTAGCATATTGAGATCACCGAATGAGAACTCAATTGGGCCAAGGCTGATATCTCTAAGATCAGTATATACAGTGCGTACAATGTCGCCACTAGATGGTCTGAAAGAACGTTTGATGTGTTCATCTTCTTTGCTTTTAGAAGAAAGACCAGACAAAAACAGGATATTATCTTCTGGTTTGGTGAAAGGTATCATAAACGTCTGACGAAGGAAGCTATCAAGCAAAGAGCCACGGAAATCAGCGCCTTCTACTTGGAAATCAACGTTGCGAAATGGTAATTCACTTTTCACGCGAGAGATGAGATTATGCATATGATGGAATACAGCCATAAACACGCGGTATTGTTCGGGTTCATCAATACGCTTCATATAAAGACTTCCAGTATTGAAATGATCTCCAATGAAATGTAATTTCACATCGACCTCACCCTTAGACATGATTATAGCCTGTGCCTTTTGAAGACTGATACTCAACGCTTGATCTAGGTTATCGTTGTTACGATCATAGAATGCGTTGAAGTCTTTAAAAATGATATGATGCGTGGCTTTATTTTCTGAAGCTGTTACAGATCCACCTTCAGATGATTCTGGTGAAAGATTTATTGGCTTATATGTATCTAGCAACTTAGAAACAAATGCGCGTTCTACCTTATTCATGTTACGACTTACAATAGCAGTCATTGATGGAAGCGCGGAATCAAGGTTGACTGTCTCTACCTTTTCGCCCTTAGCATGAGCAGCTGCACATTCTTTAACCCAAAGTCTTGCCGTTGACATCGGTATGCCGAATTTTGAAACAATTGTTTTTACATGTAAGCCCTGACGTATTGCTTTGAATACATCTTGTTTGAACGTTTTAGAATACTTTGGCATAACTATTAACTCCATATACTTGGGTTAATCATAACCTAATTTTTGTATTATTATAAAAATCAAAAAGGAAGCATTAAGCTTCCTTTTTGGTTGGTCTTGTGTTATTTCAAGACAGAAGTATTGCGGTCAGTTCATCTTGTTTCTTCAGAAGTTTATTCCAAACAAACCCCATTGCGGAAGCAATGGCAATGGATAAGGCGATGATAGCGTAATGATCGACTGAATAACCTAGATATGTCAAACCAAATACTACTGCTAGAGCCAAAATTACAGCTACGAAAAAGCCCTTGCGCATGAGCTCAATCTTAGTTTCATTTTGTTTCAGTTCAATCAACGTTCCAAGCATTTCTTTTGAAACTACAAAACGGCTGAATTCGCGAATGTCATAAAAGCTCTTTTTAATCCACGTTGCGAATAGATTGATTAAAAGGCGATTTTGTTCCTTTCCAAAATCAAAAACGCCGTCTTGTAAGGCACGTATCACAGCACGACTATCAATATCGTCAAAGAACTTAAACACGGCTGAAGCTACTTCTTCAACCGTGGAAATACTGTTCTTAAACGACGTCTGTAAATCCAAACACAATGAATGAGCATTTACCAAGACAATATCTTCATCTTGTACTGGTTCAACCCAATGGAATTGCTTTGAAATTTCAGGAATCGTTAGCATCATGATTCTCTACTCCTAGAATAGGGAGTCAAGGCTGAACGATGTCGGAGCCTTTGCCTCCCAATTTATTGCTGTTAAAAAGTTAGTCAAAGGCGAAATGAAGCACTTGTTGAATGCTGTTTCTTTATCAATAAACTGATCAAGTTTGAACTCCTTCGGCAATTGATCATCATATGATATTACTTCCATACCGAAAGGCGAGCCCTTTCTTAATGGTAACACAAAATATTTATTCCCGCTACGAAGTGGCATGATATGTGTCACTTCCAACCGTTTCAATAGATTGTTATGGTTAACAGCACCTTTGACGTGATAAGGTGTGCCCTTTACGTAATTACCGCTACTATCTAGATAATCTTCAATGTTGTTGATATTTTGAGCAGCGCCGTACTCATTAATATCACGATCTTTTTTGAAGTCTGTCTCACATGCGTCTACGAACTGATGCATCTCAGACATCTGGTCATTAAGCGCGAACTCATAACACTTCTTCATCCAATCTCTACAGAACATTGGGTAGTTCGATTTACGCGCTTCTAAGCCAACAATCTTCAGCTTAGGAGTCGCAAATCGTACGCCTTCATTATCTGTTAATAGCATAGCGTATCTTTTCTTAGTAGTAAAGATGGCAACGGTAGAAATCGCTTCTCGCTTGAAGAATAATGCGTTGATTGGACAATTGTATGATGCAGCTAGTTCTTCAGCCCATTGGATGAATAGTGGCTCAAGAACATTCTTAGCAAGTTCATCGAGTTTGTCAGTCTTAGCGTCAACAGACAACTTATCCCAACCTTCAGCTTTCACTACTGCTTTAAATTCAACGTACACAGAGTCTGTATCACCGTAGAAACAGTGGTCACCAGATAGACCGTATTTGTTATTGATCCATTCATTCAAACGGAACATAATATGACGCGTTGAACATTGACCAGCTGTAGTAATCGCTTCTGCAATACGAATATCAAAGTGATCAGCAAAGTTTTCATTCGCAATTGCACCATAACCTGCGTTGGCAGCAATTTTATGAGAGTGTTGGTTTGAATCTCCGTTCTGAATGATTGTTTCCCATTCATCTTTCTGCTTATAGAACCCAGCGTCCTGTTCTAGACACTCATCAAGATATTTTTTCTTGATAGATTCTAAAGAGCGCTCATCATTCTTCATCTGACGCTTAATTGCCGAACGCGTATCGTAAAGGTCTTTGAATACACGACGTAGCAGAGATGGACGTTCAATCTTGAACATAGCTAAGTTTGGAGCCATACAAACTTTAAGGCGCTTGAGTACTTGGAAATCATATGGGCGTTCAAAATATACATCCCAAATCCCTTGACGAGCACGGAAGCGTTCAGCGTACAAACGCGTATATTTGTCTTGTTGATCTTCAGGTAAAGATTCCAGTTCTTTTGCTAACGCATCTAAAATCTGTTCTGTAATAGCCCATGGAATCAAGGTTTCAACGCCCATATTGAATTGTTGCGCCATGTGTGGATATCCTTTATGTTCAGATGAGTTCGTGATTCTCATCCCGGAATTGTATCCAGCTTGTATTCGCATACAAGAGCAGACTATATCATCACCCACGTTATACGTTTGGTACGCTGTTGTAACTAGCGCAGATGAGCTATACTCACCGTGTCTCCCGTTTCCAATTAAGCCATACATTTAGGCACCACACTTGGCTGTACTATGTCTTGCGACTGTCTAGTCGTTGAACCTTTCAGAACTTCTTTGATCTTTAGTGTATACAGTTCTACATCTAAGCCTTTTAATTTTAATGGCTTGACGTAGTTAGATGCTAGTGTTCCGTTTTGGTTGAAGATTGTTTTGCCTTTCGCTTGAGCCTTCAGATAGTAAGCAAACAATTGTTCGTCAGACCATTCAATGATTTCAAGTTTCTTGCGTTCAAGACTTTCTTTGAATTTTTGCTTCCCATCTTCTGATTGCATTGGGTTAGACTGTTCAAACCCTTTACCATCTAGATGATGTTTCAATTCGCCAGAAATATATCTTGGATCATTCTTTTCAGTCATAAATGTATTACCGTCTGAGTCTTTAACAACAACTCGTCCAGTCATGTATTCTTGACTACGTTTAGCGACGCCTTTAGCAGTTTCTTCATCAGCCCCAAAGAACTTTTTACCGTTCATATCGGGTCTAGAAACACCGCGTTTAGCCTCACTAATCTTCAACTTCACATCTTCGCGCTTAGATGGATTGTTCTCACCTGAGTTCATTACGCTAGCATTCAATCTAGCTTCAACGGTATACTCAGCGCCATCTCTAGTCGTTGTCATTAAGTGATACGCAAATCCCATACCTCGAGTTTTTGCACCTAACATCAATAATCTATGCGCTTCGACGTGTTCTAAAATAGATAAATCTATCAGATTCCACTTAGCATTTCTGTATTCATAAAAATCGCAGACTGGAAGAATATGATGACACTCTGTTACGCCAGAACCTTTAGCAGACAAAATGAATTCCACGTACTGTTCTAGTACAGCGTGGTCACCATTCTTGTAAGTCTGTTTCAAAGCATCTAGCATTTGTAAAGCGTTCATATAATTCACCATTCTGACTTGGCTGCTGATTGTCTCAGTGAGAGTTCCCAGCAATTAAAGAGATTTTCATTGTATTATTACTAATACAAGCCCCTTATCAGTTAAGGGCATTAGCATCCACTGAAACCACGTCTTCATAACGTCCTGGATTCAATTCTTTAACGTAACCACCAGCGTAATCAGGCTTAGAATTCACGCGTGGGCGGATCTCAGAATATTCTTTACCTCGAGCGCCGTATCCATACATCAAATATTGCCAAGGTAACACTGTTGCGTTTGTATCATCTGGATTACAATGGAATAAGAAAGCTAGAGTGTAAGCCAGTTGAAGCATTTTGGTCTTTTCAGCAATACGCTTAACCAAGTTCACGTCATGAATGTTGTACGAGATGTAGTTCTGATAATCTTTGTAGTAGAATTCAGTCAGGTTTTTATAATCACTATGGTCAACCTTTTCTTCACCCAAGAAGTGTTTTGCGGCTGTGTTTAGCTTTTTGTTATCCAATTCAACAAAGGCGTGTTTGTCAACGATGTCTTTCAAATCGAGGTTGCTAATACCTGCAATGTTAAAAGTCACTTCTTCGCCGTAAGGACCTTGGAAGGTACGTTTGCGCACGTAATCTAGTGGAGAAATGCGTTTGAGCTGATCTCGACCAAGAAGGGCGTCAATACGGTTACAGAAATATGCAATATCAAACGTGTCGCTGTTCCACCCTGAAATATAGTTGTATTCAGCGTCTGCGAAATGATCAACAAAATCTGCAAGTAAGTCTAGCTCAGAGTCATAACCAACATATTCAATTTGTTCTGGTGTGATATGTTTAGCTACTTCAGGCGGTAACTTTTCTACATCGAAAGTACCAATATATTCGCCCTTGAACGTCTCAAGACCAAATACAAAGAATTTATTTGTAAATGTGTCATAAACCGTGATGGCTGTGACTTCGTATTGAGCTAGAGCAGGCTCAGGGAATGGGCCACTAAAGATAACGCCTTTTGCGTCTTTATAACCAGACTCAACCTCAATATCCAGAAGCGCGCCACGGATATGTTTCATATCAAACGTAATCTGCTTTTCAGGATAACGTTCAGCCACATATTGAGCTAGAGGGTTGTCAATGCCGTAGATTTTGTAGTTAGGAACGTTCTTCATTTCATCTAACCATTGATCCATGGCATAGATGTTATCAAAAGTCACAGCCTGTAAGGGTAGACCACCTAGAGAACGGTGTTCAGATTCTTGATCTTGAGATGGTACAAATAACTTGGGCTTGAAATGAATTTCTGAAGTACCACGAACGCCATTTTCTACGTAGCGCTCAATGATTTTTTCTTTATGCTTGGTTAGTGAAGTGTAAAAACGAGACATATATCTCTTCTCCTATGATATCGGGTTAATCATAACCCCAAAAGCTGTTAAGTATTAATAATCAAATGAGGTCAAACAAAATGCAGGATATTATCTATTCCAACGCCCAGTCAAACAATTTCTTGGTTGTAATTGAGATGATGGAGAATATTCAATTCAAATTGTATGACATTCAGATGCCTATGTTCAGCGCTTCATCTACAATTGTGCCTACTGATACAGACCGTCAAATAAGGATTCCAGGATCTCACATTGAGGTTGACCAACTTCAAATCAACTTCTTTGTAGATGAACTTTGGAAAAACTATATTGATTGTTACAAGTGGATGAAAGATTGTACTGGTAATCCAGATCCATTTGCTCATTCAAAATCAGTTGCAGTACTGCCGCTAAATAGTAATAAGAAGCCCGTGGGTGTTGCCTTTGTCTTCTCAGACTGTCATGCAGTCAACCTTGCGCCTTTATCACTAGATGCTGAAGGTGAAACAACAGATGTTGTTATGGGTTTGACACTAGACTTTTCTGATATGACAGTAGAGCAATGGTTCAACGAGGACGGTACGACGAGAGTCACTTTCTCCAATGGATAATAGGGTGCAGCCCCTATTATCCATCTTTTTTACCAAAGGTCTTCACTACAGACCGCTGATAATTCAACCTTCAATTGTCCGCATTCAAAGGCGTGTGCGGCAGCTTCAGTTCTGTTGTAATACTTTCCGTACTCATCAACAAAACCTTGATTCAGCCCTTGCCCCCAGTCGAAAGCCAAGCTCTCGTCTAGGTTCAGACGTTCCATCATTCTTATCGCATCAGAATGTCTTAGTGGGTTGGGAACAGCTATTAATATGTCCCCAACCTTTACTGCAGCACCTATTATCATTTCAATCTCACAATAGCATCAAAGGCGGAATATCGTACCAATGAGCAAATTGACGTTGGAAACGAGCCGACTTGTCCATTAACTCATCTCTCATATTATCAACTTGTTCAATGAATACGTGGGCTTTATTACGCTTCTTATCTTCCTCTGAAGCTAGAATGACGATATCATCAATCTTTTCACCATAACGCTCTTCATGCATTACTGCATATAAAGCGCCTTGAAGGAAGTAGTCGCGCATGTCTTCTCGACCTCGAACATAGTTTTTGTTCTTGTAGTCAAGAATAGCTCTACGTTTGCGGAATGTACCCATCAAGTCACAACGCCCAGCAACGCGCAACTTGTCTGACCACAATGCATGTTCAACATACGACCAGTCATCCAATTCACCTAGAACAACGCGTAGTTGCTCATACATGAAAAAGAATTCGCCTGTTGCAGCTTCAGCGTCGTATGGTATACCCTGCACATAATGCTCTAAGGCGTCATGAATAGCGGTACCACGATCTGTAGAACGTTTTGAGATACGGTTGGCTTCAGCTTCTCCTACACGCTTCCGCCACGCAATGAGATGAGTTTCATCTTCAAAAGCCCCTAGAAACGTAGTCGCTGACGGATAGATGCCGCCATTAGGCGTTCTATAATAACGTCTTCCATCAAAATGAAAAGTCTCGCCCCATTTTGACTCCGGCACTAAACTGTCAATGATACGCTTTGGAAATACCTTATTTCCAGACTTTGGTACACCTTCAGTTGTTATTTTCTTTAAATCTGCGAATGAAACCACATTACTCCCCTAGTGTGACTATTGTATCACATTCTTCGCTTAGGAAATTCTTGGCACTAAAACAAGTGCCACCTACATCTTCATAGTTGCGTTGAAATTTGGAAACAACAGCTCTCCATCCAACCATGTCGTCATAATAGATTACTATATGCTCTCCATTAAATTTGATTTCTTCAAGGCGTTGAGACAACGGAGTAGAAAATTTATATTTCTTTCCTACAAAAGCCCCCATAGATTGGATCTTTTCAACCAATTGAGTCTTTTCTAGGTCTGAAAGACTGATCAAGTCAGTAATCCAGACGCGTGTATATCTTGATTGAGTTATTCTTAGTTTGTCTTTCATAAGGAGAATCTTCCAATGAAAAAGGCTACTATCAAACAAAAGGCGGTCTGAATCCAAGCTGAAATATTAGATGTGTGACCCAATTGCTTTCTCAACTCAATAATGAGAAGTACTATAATGGTAGCAATCAATAATGTAATAGATAGAGCGCCGTTCATTAGCCGTTACCATTCATCATGCGTCTGAAGTCGATAGCGTACTTGATAGTGTACGTGCGTTCAGACATAGCTTTCTTGGATTCTTCAAGAAATTTAACAATACGCTCTTGAATCTGAAGTTCCAATTTAGATAGGACGAACTCTTCATCCACTTTGATGAATTCATCAATTTCTGACTTCAACGGAGCTACGCGTAATGGACGTTGTTTGTATGTCTCTTCTGAGGCTTTGCCGCCGTAATAGCTTTTCAAACGACCTTTCAGCATGTCGTGAGAGATAGTCAGTTTGTCTAACTTCTTGAACTCTCGGCTATAAAGGCGTTGTAGCTTTGAAAAGATATTGACGTGTTTCAACGCTTCGCTATCAAGTTGTTCAGAGTTGATTTCCAATAAGGCATCTACCTCATTATGGATCTGTTCAAGCATATCAGTACGTTCTTGAACGCGTTCGGCTGGGGTCAATTGTTGAGACATTGGTATTTTCCTACCTTCGGTCGTTATGATTACGAATATTATACTATTATATATTGTAAAAACGCAATATCAAATAAACAAATAATCATGAACATTATTTTCTAAAATCCAATAAAAAGCCCCTGTACTAGACAAGGGCTTTTGTATGTAAAAATCCAACGCCACACGGTAGGCTGGATCAATACTTTTCAGGTTGGTATATTCCGTCAACTTTAGTGGAGATCGTCCAATTAGAAACTGCGACCAAAGGCGTTGCGATAAATTGATACGAGAAATATTCACCCATATCTTCAACCTGATGGATAAAATCTAATGACACATTAGGTCTTAATTTGTCGATTTCAACATACGGCGTACCATCTTCCATAATACCGTACACTACAGTTCCATTCAATAGCGTTTTTACATTGGTATTTGTACGTAAGAATGCCGCGTATGTGAAAGCGCCGTGAGTACTTTGACCCAATAAAGGTTTATCAATATTGACTTCAAATGCCACATGACGCTCATCTGTTGATGTTCTATTGATAGTTCCTTCTACTGGGAAAAAGCTAAACAGTTCATAACCATCAACGCGTCTAAGATTCTTAACTGAGGTGACTTCAAATAAACCGCGCAGACGTTTGTCTGGGTCATTATGAATACGTACAATATCGCCTTGTTGTAGTATGACACCGCCTAGAGCATCAACGCTTGCTAGTTGATAGTTGTCATAATCTCTAACCTGTTGCACTAATGAACGTTCAGCGCCAACCCTTTCTATACCAGCCATGGTTTTGATCTCTCGACCATCTTCAAGCTGAACCTTTTCATCTGCTGAACCGTTCACAAATCGATGTAGTTTAAAGATAAGATTCTTCAAACCTGCTACTGATACATCCATAATTAGAACTCCGCCAATTTGTGAACAGTTGTAGTTGAACCTGAAGCTAGTGTCATCTCCAACTTAGCAACGTCACCTTCCAAATACATGCGCTTCACCTTTATGAGTTCTGAGTTGGAACCCACATATCCAGAAGTTGTCCAATATGTATTACCGTTCTTAACGCACATCAGAACTTCTACGGCGCAGATATCGTTAGCTGTCTCAGACCGCACAAGTAGTTTTACAGTTTGGATATTGTAACGGTCAAATTGATATACAACCTTATCGCCGCCAGATACTTCAGATTGTTTAGCTTGAGTAGCTTCTGGAGTCCATTTACACTGTACCCAATTCTTTTTAACAATATCGTAGTATTCAAGAGACTGAACACCTGACTTGTTTTTCAACAGAGATATTTCACCGCCTGAAAGATCAATTGTCGACAAATTAGACTGACGCTCAATAGCGTCTTGATATGTACCTACAAAACCGCGTTTTAGGCGGTTGAGAAGTTGTCTATCATCTTCCGTGAATACGTCAAATCCTTCTATAGACTTGAATAACTCAGTCAACCACACTTGATCATCAAACTGTTTAGACCATTTGTAAAGTCTGGATACACTTTCTGCGGAGGCAACCTTTTGATTACCTCCGCCTTGATAATCGTCTACAATATCATCATATGATATCTTTTCGCCAACGGAGCTGAGTATCTTTTCGATATCAGATCCGGAGTGACGACTTTGAAATGTTTTACTCATCATTGTTCTCCCGTTTGTCTTTCAATTGTGAACCGTTTGGAATAAAAGACTTTAACCAATCTACTCCACCCCTTTCCAACAAACCTAGTATTGGGTATGAAAGGAAACCACAAAGCATAAACAAACCATCTCTATAAGTTAGGTCTTCCGGCACGAAAGTACCGAATACATTTCCTACAAAGAAAGCAATTATTACTGCCGCAACGAAAGACCAAACGTTGAACTTTTCTCTTGTCTTGGTAAGCCGATAGACGTATGCAGAGACACCCCCGAAGATGCCAATACCGCCAGCGATTAAAGCTTCAAGCAACCGATCTACTAGAAACACAGGTTATCCCCCATTATTGTAGGGAATCACTCCCCATGTATCTACTTATTCAAGGCACATAAAAAGAGGGCTGTTTAGCCCCCTTTCTATAGACCACATCTGATATTATTTATCAGATTGTTAAGCTCATGAGATCAGACATCATAATGTCAACTGGAGTTTTGGAATGTAATTCCTTTTGCTCAGATACAATCTTGTCTAGAATCGATTGCGATTTATCTATGCGTTCTTGCGTTAGAGATAAAATATCAGACTCTAGAAACTTCTTGATGTACGCCTTATTGCTAGATACGCTAGATAGTTCATCTTCAATTTCTGGGCGCTTTTTCTTCAAAATATCAGGGTTGGCTAACCAATATTTGATCATATTCATAAGAGCAGTATACCACTTCAAATTGTCTTCCATTTTTTGAAGCATATGCGTCTTTCGATCTTGTAAATATTTGAAGCGCTCATTCATCCAAACGTTCATCAATTCTTCAATACTACCAAAGTTTTTCATACGATTGTCGTATCCCCAAACTGTAATATTTTCTGTGAATGATTGATTCATTTTGAGAATATTGGCAATCTTTTCAGGCGTTTGTTTACCAAAATCTCTAGAATGGTGAATTACAATATGCCAATTACCTTCAGTTGATTCATTATCGAAACCAGTAATTTTCTTGGCGTCTAAAAGAGGTAATAACACACGCGTTTTGTATTTCTCAAACTGGAATGAAGAAAATGGCGGAAGGTCTTTGATGATAGTTGTAGTTTGTCCAGCTCGTTCCAAAAGTCCTTTGATCATGAACTTGTTCTTTTCTAGGCGCTCAACAGTTCCTTTGAAGCCGTTAAAATGAGGAATTAGTAGACTTTGGTCAATAATTGCACCCGTGGCTACCTGTTCCATATACTTTTTAACCTTTTTAGGACAGCGCGGAAGAATGTTTGATGAGTAACCTGTACCAATACCAAAACCACCATTAATAACAATTAGAGGCATTTTAGGCAGGAAGAATTTAGGCTCAATCAGTTCATCATCAAACAATTGATATTCCACTAAGTTTAAGTCATCTTGGTCAAACATTTGCGATAACAATTTAGAACGGCGAACGTGAATATAACGCGGACTAGCGGCATCATTATCAATGGCTGTACCAAACTGCCCTTCTTTTTCCAGTAGAGGATAGTTGTTTGATCCAGCGAAATCTTGAGCAAGACCAACTACAGTATCTACAATTGAATCCTCACCGTGTTTATAATGAGTTTCATTAGATGTAGCTGAACCCAAGTTTGTAACTTTGATGTCAACGCCTTCTTTCAAAGTCTTCAGAACTGTATGAATGATCTTACGTTGAGAAACCTTCATACCGTCAACCATAGACGGAATACTGCGCTGGCAGTCGTAGACGGCGTAAGGTAAAAAATCTGTATTGATAAAATCATCTACTTGTTGAAGTTTTGAGTTCATGTTTAGTTTTCCAAGAAATTACGTATTGCTTCAATAAAGGATTGACGCTCATGATAGCTCATAGTCTTGTATTTTGGTTTAACCAATTTCAACTTGTCTATCAGTCCATCTTCTATTTTAATCTGTAAGTTGCACAGTTTGTATTTATCAATTTCAGATTGAGAATTTAATTTAAACATCTCAATCTGAATGTTGTCAGTGTACACACCGCAGGGTTGCTTTGGTACAGAATAACGCCCTGTTGGTTGTTCTTCCAATTCAAAAATCTTTCCAATTTTATTGTGGTCAGACAGAGAACCAGCAAAAACTAATGTTTCTCCCTGAAGTACATTGTTATCAACTGATTGATATTTGACTAACAATTTACCTCTGCTAAACATCATACCTTCCAAAACGTACTTTGCCATTACACCCATACCTCAGTTCTGAAATGGAAATTCAACTCATATTCCACGATAATTGCCTTTATTAGCAAGCGTTCTACGCTTTCCCGATCATACGTCTGTTCAGCGCGGTTGAAGTCGTAAAAATCGTCAATTATACACTGAGGAACATCCCATTCCTTGGTACCTTCTGAAAGAATGTACGCGTGTAATGTGTCTGGCGTAATATTGATCCTTTCCACCTTCAAAAGTTTGAATAGACTTTCTACGATAGGGCTGCGTATACCTTCAACCAAACGCTCATCAGCATTAGTGATACTGTCTGAAATTTGCTGAATAATGGGACTGCCCTTTAAAGAACTCCATGTAGCCATTCTACATCTCCTGATCATAAGAGGTGAAAGTATATGAAAACCCACGTTCTTTTGTTAAATTCAAACCACTGGTAAACATATCTGCTTGAGAGATTGACGTCAGACGAAGATTCTTAGCTGAATACAAATTCTTCAGTTGATTCATAGAAAAATCTACGTAGGATTGAATCAACCCTTTAGTCAACAAACTTTGTTCCGACTTTATGAAAAAGGTGAATGAGCGCTCCACAGGCTCATTCTTACAGATACCGTCACCTGCAACTACTTCTTGTTCAATTTTACAAGCCAAGATTAGAATTAGCATCATTCATCTTCCTGATCTTGGGCGTGGATAAATGGTAGAGACATATTGTCTACCAACAGCAGACGCTTTGTATCTGCAAAATCAGAAAAATTCTCTACCTCTGTAACCTTGGCCATGGAGGTAACGAAAAACGTCACAACTGTTTTATCATCGCAACGGTCTAGATGCTTGCGTCGGTCACTAACCATAGATGATGCAATTTTGTCTATCATCTTTTTGTTCAACTCTACACTCGAATCCACTCCAATGTAGTGAGTTGAATTAACATGAACACTTCCAATATACTCTGGATGAGGATATTGAAGGCTCAAACATAGGCACATTACATTAATCATTTTCGAACAAATCCTTTCTTTCACCCAACTTTATGGTGCAGTTGATTGGTAGGCGCTCTGGCGTTCTGAAATACTCAGGAACTGTGCCAGCGCTCCATAAATTATTTGTAACTACGCGCTGTCCATCTGTTTTTTCAATGATGAAAACGCGCCCAGCGTGACCTAGATATTTTGTCTCATTGGGTTTACAACCGCCGTCAGAATAGCAACCGTAGTTTTCGTCAACTAAAGTTTTTGGATCGCCAATCATTGATTTCCAATGATGACACAACCAACACTTTGGGCAATTTTCGTAATCGTGATTTTCAATATCCATGTCTCTTCACTCCAAAAACTAAATTATAACCTTAATCTAGAAACATTTCCGCGTTCAATTCCGATACTGGTTTATTGAACCAATTGCCATTTTTAGGCTTGAACTTACGGATGAACACTGGTAGCCATCGAGTATACACCGCGCCCATGTCATCTTGATAAACAACCATATGAGGGTAATTTGCAGTAGTGCGGTTTGCAAGAGCAATGATCGTGTACGGTTTATTTTTACCAATATGTACAACATCTTGGCCATCGTATATATAGTAATACGGCAACGAAGCTGGATACCCCTTTTGATCGACAGTAACTACATGTCCACAGCCTTCGCAAAGATCATTATAGACCAAGAAATTGAAATCGATCTCTGAGTCATCCATCTTCGGTTCCCGATTCAAATCATTTAAAATTGGATCGACACCGAGTCTAAAAGTACAGCATGCACAAAAGTCAGCCATTTTGTTTCTCCTAAAATTTTACTAGCACTTCTTTACATTCAAAGACAGTTTGTATTCCGATTTCGCCTTTTCAAAGAACTCATTAAGGCGTTCGTCCACGGAGTTTTCAAAGAACTCTTCAAGATTAGTTTTTGAGACATTGAGATTATTTTCTACTTCAGAAACGTCTTCCGGATCTAGGCTGCCTTTGAATTCATCAGCTCTGACACAAGATTCATAATTTTTCAAAATGATATCAAATTCCGAAGCCAATTGTATTTTTAGTTCTTCAACTTCAGCTCCAAAATCCATAATGATGTCAGATGATTTGAAATAGTGTACACCTACGGCTTTAGCGCCTTTCTTAGTGAAAGTATTATGCAATGGAATGTAAGATGAAGTCCAACCAGGAGTTTTCCCGTACGGCGCGCACGGCGCGCGCCACATGAGCGCTTGAAGTCCGTGTTCGCCATCTTTGATAGTGTATAAAATGTTGTCGTGAATGTAATTAAAGCCTTTGCTCAGATCAACTTCATAGAAATGTTCTTTAGCATAAACTTTATCTATCACAAGACTAGCTGCAGAACCAATTTTCATTGCTAACAGGTCTTTCCCTGCTCGCATCAATACGCTTCCAAAACGCCCACGTACAATAACATCTACCTCTGGATTGAATTCTGGAAGTGGCATTTGATTGAACGCGTAGCTAACTGTTGAATCTGTAGCTTTGATTACATCACGAAAAACAGTTTGTGAATACTGAAGAGAATGTGGATTGAATTCAACAGCCAAGAGAATTTCGGCTGGATTAGTTTTGCTTACAAGAACTTTAGAAAAAGAATCAATGGTATACATTTGTAACTCCGTTGAGTTGATAGTAAAATCTCAGATAAACTGATTTATCTGAGACCAAGTATAATATAATATTGCGATCAAGTAAAGGATTATTCCTAAAATTGATTCTTTTCAAATGTTCATCAATAATGTGTGAAATCTAGGCGTTGTATCTTTCAAATAAGAATGAACGGTATATGATTTGTAATACACACCTTTCACTACCTGCACACCTTTGGGTTTAATTGATAACTTTCGATTATGAAGAAACTTCTTGACATCACTAGGTTTTTCAAAATTACGATGCACATGGTTTTTCTTTTCATCAATAGTGATTACAAGCATGATCATTACTCTCAGATAAGTCCACTGTTTTTATTAAGTAGTGTTAGAAGTTCTTTATGAACCTGAATTAACAGTTTTGCGTCAGATAGTGCTGTATGTAATTGCTCACTACTGTAGTCTATCCCAAGGCGCTCGATGACGTTTAACAGTTTGTTCTTTTCGCCAGGAAATACGGACTTTGCAAGCCCTAATACATCTATTTGATTGTGTATATTAAATGGCCCAAAACCTCTAGAATTAAATTCATGCTTCAGAAATTTGACATCAAAGGGCGCATTATAAGCAATTAGATTATCAGCCTGTTTTATGAAATGCTTCAAGTCTTTAGAAATATCTGAGAAAACTGGTGCATTTTTCAATTGTTCGTCAGTGTGGCCGTGAATGGTAGCTGAGAACCCAACAGGACGTTCAGGATTTACCAAAGTATGAAACGTATCAACGATTTCAAAATCTACCGTTAAAATGCAACATACCTCAACTATTCTGTCGCCTTTGAAGGGGTTGAGACCAGTGGTCTCAGTATCTGTGTAACAGCTGATTAAGCTCATATTGTTTCCAAATAAAAGGGGCTTTTATAAGCCCCTATTATAATATCATTTATACTCTGTAGCGTTCTTTCAATATCACACGCACTAGATTATTTTGCGTTGTATGAATTACTCTTATTACAACATACATTCTAGACCGCATGATCACGTTTTCACCAATTCTAGGAACAAACGCAGCACTTTGATTCTCTTCTCTAATATCTGAATCTTCGTCTTCATAACGTATCATGCTACGCCAACCCAAGTCTTACGATCATCAGCCATAGTAGGGTCAAAGACAAGATTCAATAAACCATCATCCCGATCTTCTTCATAGTTTACTGTCACAAAACAAGCTGGGTCTACCAAGAATGATTGGATCTTCTCGCTGCTATGTGAACCTAGACCTTTACAATATTTAGTTTTGGCTGACGGTTTGTCTTCAATGAATTTGAAATACGTTTCATCGTCATAGAAATCGTACTCTTTATTCTTGTACGTGACAACGCGGTTAGGTGTATTGAAGAATTGAACGCGCCCTGCTTTCAATAGCTCTGGGAAGAACTTTTTGAAAAACAATACCAACAGACCTCGAATATGCATCCCATCCAAGTCAAAGTCTGTCGCAATAACAACCTTTTGATAACGCATATCGCTGAAATCATCTTGCCCCAGCTTGAGATTCAAGATACTCATAACATAGAGAATCTCTTGACTCAAAACAGCCTTCACTTCTTTAGCGAAACAGTTTTCAGGCTTTCCGCGCAATGGAAATAGACCATGTACCTTTGGATTCGAAGCAGCACCCAAAGGCTTCAATGCTGAGTCACCTTCCGTTAGGAATAGAATACAGTCTTCGCGTTGTTTAGATGTTGCTGGGCGATATTTTGGAATATCGTAGAATCCGTTTTTACGTACAGCTTTCGCTTGTTCTTCAATGGATCTTGCATCTTCCAGCTCCTTCTTGCGTTTAGCCCATTCAATGATAGATTCAATCATTGGAGACGCTAGAAGAGCCTTCAGCTGCTTATCAGAAATTTTGAACTGACTTCCAAACTGGTTCGGCGCTGTAATCAATTTTTCTTTAGTTTGAGAATTGTAGCGTGGGTTATTGATTTTACAATCAATGAACAAGCGCAAATTGTTTTTGATGTCGGATGGTCGGATCTGCTGCTTTGTCTTTTTCTCAATATGAGAACGCACCGCTTCAACAATCTTTTCACTGACATAATCAACATGCGTTCCGCCGTCAAATGAAGCTGTTGAGTTCACGTAAGAGATATGTTGGAAACCAGTCTTTGAAAGCCCTACTGCTACATTCCAACGGTCTTGAGAAATATCTACAGTGGATTTATCAAATGAATTAACAAACGTTTCAAAATTGTTTACGTTGATCAATTTAGTGTTGAACCAAACCTTCAAATGCGGATTGGTGAAAGCAATTTCATAACAACGGCGTTCTAGAAGTAGTAAGGTGTCTTCATCAAAGTAAGCGTTGAGAATCTTCAAGTCGGGCTTGTATGTAATGGTTGTACCGTTTTCAGAAACAATATCACAAATTTCAGGAGTAGAACGCTCCGTCATATGATTTTTGAATACTTGTTCAAACATTTTACCGTTGTGAATAGTTTGTACTTTGAACACTTCGCTGAAGATATTTACTAAAGAAGCGCCTTCACCATTCTGACCTGTAGATAAAGAGTCTTCGTTGTCATCAAAGTTAGAACCAGAGCGAAGTTCACCAAAGATCATTTCAGGAATATATTGACCGTACTCTGGATGAAGAACAACTGGAATGCCGCCGTTATCAGTTACAATAATGAGACCTGTTTCTGGTTGAACCTGTACGTCAATTTCTGTAAGATTCTTTCCTTCTGGAGTACGAGAATGGTCAGCTGAGTTAGAAATAATCTCATCGAACAACTTATGAAAAGCAGGTGATGATGTCAATGTTCCTTCAGCAACTACTCCATCTCGAAAGAACCATGTGTTTGCAACTACTGGATTGATTGAACCTACATAACGTCCAGGACGCGCTAACACATGTTCAACTTCACTTAATTTGCGGTACTTCGCCCATTCTTGGTTACTCATTATCAGTAAACTCCGATGTTTCTACTTTAGACGGTTTATATTTGAATTCATCAATATTAATGTGAGGAATCTCTTTGCGCTCGCATGAAATGCTTTCTTGAATGAAGACCTGATTGAAAAGGTCTTCCATTCTAGGGTCGAATGATAACTGCATTTATTTTGTCTTCAGAAAAATCAATTTACCTTGCATTAAATGTAGGTGATTTGAAATAGAAAAAAGCTCGTTGTTATTTCGTTCAATCTCAACCCGCATCATCTCATTACGCGCCTGTACTTCTGCAATGCGATGGTTAGCATCAGTGATAAGGTTAATCACTTCATCAAGTTCTGACATATCTGTATTACGCGCAGTTTGCTCTTGTGATGCAATTGGTTCAATAACTTCTTTGACTTCCTGAACTTCTGGGCCAAGTTCTTCATCAATGTGTTCTTTAAAGTCTTCAGGAACTTTTATGTCTTCAACAACGTGAAAAGAGTCTAGAACAGATATGTCACAGGTGCGACCAATTTCAAAGTTGGCGTTAGGTGTCATCTTTAAACCGTGTGTATACTTTCCCAATAACCCTAGACTTTTACGTCCGTCTGTACTTGTCGTTAACATAGTATTGGCAAATGAACCACCAAGTTTCTTAACACTCTTCTTCAAGGCTGCTAATGCCGAAGGAGAGATAAATACGTGGTCAGATGAAATTACAATACCCATCTGACTCGTTCCACTCGGGTTATTTAGAAAATGACCGTTTTCAATATCAGATTTAGCGCCAACGCAACCGCGATATTCGAAGATTTCTACTGTACGCATTAAAAAGCCCCTTAGGCAGTTATTATATGTCAGGGGCTATTATAATGTATTTTATGCTATTCCATAAAAATCAAATATCAACCTTAATGGTTTTGATTGTTTGTCCCTCTTCCCTGTATATATCCAAACGCTCAGCAGCCCATTCCATTGTTCTATTTCTACGCCCGTCAAACTTCATTTCATCTATCAAGTCGTAGATGAACGCAATGTCTTTAGAGTCGTGAATACGCAACATACGCCCTATCGATTGCTGAATTCTGATATTTGACTTACTTGGGAACGCAAATACTAAATTGTGCAGCTTCTTGATAGAGATACCTGTAGACGTTGTTCCGTATGAAGCTAAAAGAATGACGTCATCATGCGTTTCCATGTAGCGCTTGATTTCTTCTCTTTCTTCAACTGAAATTTCGCCGTGAATAACAAAGGGCTTCAAACCCGCTTTGATCATCTCTTCTTTAACAACTTCTAGGTGTGTCTCAATATTGTTAAACAAAAACAATGAGTTGCCTTTGAGTTTGCGCCCTAGATTTACTAGAATTTTATTTCTTGGTTCATATCCACATATGATTTTAGTTTCCTTCTCCAAAGTACAGTCATTGCGCCATTTGCGTCTTTGTTCTGTTGGATAAGACATTACAATCATATTAACAACTGTTTTAGTGGCTAAACCTCTGTCTTGCAGTTGTTTTGTAGTTACTAGGCGCTTAGAATCTCCAAAAATCTTACAAACTCTGATCTTATGATTCGGGTCATTTCTTCTGAGTGTACCTGTTAAACCTACGCGCTGCCAACAGTTGATACAAGATGAGCTGATATAATCTAGGCTTTCTGAGCTGAATGTATGAGCTTCATCCCCCATTAAGAAATTGAACGGTTGGAAAAATTCTCTGTCTTGATTCTTTAGAGTCTGCCACGTACAAATTACGATTCTTTTTCTTGTGTATGGACTTACGCCGTCACCAGCTACGTGAACAAACGCATCTGTATCCCAGCCGTTGAGTTGAGAATAGTCCTTGAAGTCTTTATATAACTGTTGAGTCAACTGAAGGGTTGGGACAACAATAAGAATCTTAGCCTCATCAGCCATCATATCGAGCCAAAATCTGGCTTTCATGTATTGCATCAAAGATTTACCAGCTGATGTAGCTGCCAGAGCAAGGTATCTCGTATACTTCACGCTGTAGTAAAGCGCTTCAACTTGGTAGTCGTAAGGCTTGATGGGATTGCCGCCAGATGAAACATTGAGATTATCAACCCATTCCTGAATGTCTTCTCGGCTGATATCTCTAACTAGATTCTTCAATAACGGTTCGATGTCTACTTTGTCTTCGTAATCTTTACAAAGTTTCAGCATCATGGAAAGCAAGCCTGAAGGGAATGTGCCATTCTTTTTATTGAACATACGTACAGTTCCATCCCATTTTGACCAAGCATTGCGCTCGAAAGTGGGGTCTTGATATCTCAAAGTATCATAAGCTGCTTGCCATAGGCTATCATTGTCCGTTTCCAAGAACAAAGTACTAGCGTTCACTACACCAACAAAAGCAGCCATAAGAATCTTCCATAGATATCAATTATGTACTTACCATCATAATTCCCAATATAATATAGCTTTCTTAATCACGTCTCCGTGACATTGTTTCGGACTACAAAAACATTGTAGGTTCAAATCGCCTTCAGCGCTTATACCTTTAAGGCGTTTCAAATCATTTATGATTTTTCTATCTCCTTGGTTCACTTGATTTTTAAGCCATTCTTCGTATTGATCAATGACTCTTTTACGACTAACTTCACCATTTAGCGGAAATGGATTCCCCAGAATAGTTGGACGTCCAATATAAACTGTCGTTCCAGAATACACTTGGATATCGCTTTTGTTTATTATGCGTATCATAATTCAGACTCATCTAAAGTTGAAAGAATCATCTGCTGACTTTGTTTCTGTCCTTTACGTCCATTTGTAATAGCGTTCTGCTTAGCCACAGAATGTCTAAATGCGCGTCGGCGGTCTTTTTCAGCCTGTTTTGCTGCTCTCTTTTCAGCCTGTCGAGTAGTGCGTCCGTCTGGAGACTGAGATAAGAAATTCGGTTCCAGACCAGTTTCCGGAATACTAATTTTTCTAGCTGGAGACGCTTCAACAGCTTGCATTTGACCAGCTACTGCCATAAGCATACCAATATTTGAAAGTCTTTTACCAATCATGACATAATCCACATAATTTAATATACCAATTTTGAGATGTACTTTTCGTAAAGTATCCAGTTATAACTCAACTGCGGTAACCAATTTGAAATCTACTCTAGTCGGTTGGCCAAACCTCTGCCATCAATCCCAAACTGTTTTCTCAATATTATGGTTTGTTCACCTTGTTCTGACCAGCACCTGAAAGGTAATAACCTCTGTCTTCATCGGACATTAACTAGCTAGTTGAACCACCTCACTTTTTCTGTCACGCCCCTAATGAACATAACCCCAGTAATCTCGGAATGAACCTTACAAACATCAATCTATCACCGCAGATAAATTATAAAGCTGAATGACTCAACTCTATATAAATCAAATAAAAAGGAGTCAAAAGACTCCTATCGTTTAAGGTAGAATTGTGTGGCGGCGTGGTAGCTATCAACCTCTAGCTTTTCTTTACCTTTAACGCAAACAACTTTACCACTATGATTTTCCAAAAACCATTTCATCGCTTGTTCTAAAGAATGAACCTCTTTCATATGTTTATCTCATGATCAAATTATTTATAAATTCCATTTTCAACGTCTGTAATAAACAGCATCTAAATGGTCTATTTTTATACAGCTGTACTACCGTGTGAGACCTATAATTTAGTAATGGCTCTTGTCTAATATATACAAGGTTTCACCCCTTTCTCACATTCTTCCCATAAATCACAAGGTGATAATTCAGGAAATTAAGAATGACACTTGACCAAGTGTATCTTCAAATGAATGAAGACTGATACTAGGAACCCAGATTTCAATTAAGGAAATCTCAACGCCTGAATGTTCAGCTGACGTTGCTCACACTGTATTACTACAGAATCAAGATAAAATCTCAACCTTATCATCATATAATGTTTAACGTGATCTGACGATCCAATACAATTATAGGGGTCAATCTGAACTTCAATTGTATCGGCTTCCAAACACGGTAGTCTATCAGAATAATATTAGACAAATGGGCTTAATGAAGGAGATAAATCTCAAGATGCCATTTGAATCAATTCAAATATTTGAATCTTACTATTCTGACCACTTTCTCTCAAGTTTAGACCTTGAGGAAAACTAGACTGAACTTTTACGTCCAAGAATCCTTGTCAT